AAACCCACAACAAAAAAAAAAAAAAAAACCCCCCCTATGTATTAAACCCCCGGGGGGGATTTTCTTTTATATTTTTTTACTATTATCTGCAGTACTCTTAGGAAGTTTAGCAAATGTCATATTAGTGGAAGCCATGAATCTTTCACCTTGATTTGTATATACTTCTATCTTAGATAGCATTAGATAATCAGTTGTATCTTCTTTATGTTCTTTGGTATTATTATTGATTAGATATCTAACGTTCATATTGAATATAGAGTTATCTAATTGCTGTTTACTTAAAGAGATATAAGTAGACTTTAATTCTAATGCATGTTTAAAGTTCTTGATTAATCCCATATTGTCGTTAGGAATACGGATTAACTTACGTTTACCTAAGTCTTCTACTACATCAGTTAAGTCTAATGCTATATCTATCATAGACTCACCATTAGAACCAACCTTGGATAAATCGCTTATTCCACTTATAGCAGTACTACCACTCTGGTATAGTGAACTTAAGTTACTTTTTAGTGCACCGACTGACGTAGATATATTGGCTGCGCTACTCTTAGCATTGGCTAACATGTTAGTTTTTGCAACTTGCAAAGATTTAACATAAGTATTTGCACCCTCAAGAATCTGTTTAGAGAAGTCTTTTGGAATATCTCTTGTAGCAGCAATCTGTTTCTTTAATCCATCACCTACATTAGAATTTAGTTTAAGACTATTCTTCATTTGTTCAGTAAAGCCTTTCATATCTCCAAGCTTTACTTTAGTGAAATCCATATTCTTAACTAACTCTGGTAAGTTAGATTTAAGAGCTCTTAGATCCAATTCAAATGTACTCATAGGAGCGCCTTTTTCATCACGCTCTAATACATACGTTACAGTATCTGGACTATTCTGTAATTTATCCACAATGAATGTATTACTATGGAGATAATCAGAATATTCACTATTGAAGTCTACCATACCTTTCTTGAAACTAGCTTTAGATTGCTCTTTCTTTTCAGGTAGTTTACTAACTTCTTTTTGTAAGTGAGCTACATTATCTGTAAAGTTAGTTGGAGCAATAGCACCTACAAGAGATTTGAAGTTTTCTATATGATAGATTTGACCAGTGTAATCTGATTTAAATTTAACAAATGTATCTTCAGATTTCTCTATAGTATCAGTAGATTTTGTCTGCATAGTTACAGTATGCTTAATAATATTAAGAAGCATTTCTCTAACATCCGCATCAGGATTCTTAATAACTCCATCTAATCCAAGTACTCCAGCAGAACCATTTACTACCTGTTCAGGTAGTTGTCTAAGTAATGCTTCAGCTTGAGTTGCTACAGTGTCTACAGTAGACTTGGCTTCTTTAGCTTGCTCTACTATTTGATTAAAGTTACCTTTAATAGTATCAGTAGTCTGATGAATATTCTTTACTACTTGACGTACACTACTAGATACTTTCTTAATATTATCCATAGTATTCATGATATTCTGATAAGTGCCAAAGATACCGCCAAATGCTCTAGAGTTTTTAAGATAACTTTGTTGGATATTCTTAGATGCATCTATTACGGCAGTGAATCCATTTAACTCTTTATCAGTTATATTATCTTTACCATACTTAATATCTGTAGTTGGAACGTCAATAATATAACTATTAGTTTTATCATCATCACGGAAACCTTCAAGTACAGCTTCTTCTTTACCACCGATATCAGATAAGTTAAACTTAACTGTTTCATACTTATCTAGATTACGTAATGTAGCTTTACCTGATTTAGATACTAGATAGATATTATCTAAGTCCATAAAGAATCTATATCCAGTATTATAGAATACACGTACAGTATTTAAATACTCTAGTGTCTTAGATAAAGATTCCTTTGGCGGGATAATCAATTGATCTACTGGTTCAGTCTCAGTAAATGGTTCAATCAATAATGGTTCCCCTACATTAAGTAGGTCGACTATAATATTCTGCATAGAAGAATTATATATAGTAGCATTATTAGGACTTAGATTAGAGTCTACTAATTTCTTAGAGATCAATCCAAGTTTAAGAATTCTATATACGTCTTCACGATCTTCTTCTTTAGAGTCCGTTTTAGCATAGTCGATATCTTCAGTTTTATTTGTATCATCATCTGTAAGATAAGAGAACTCATGCTTAAAGTATAATTGTTTGATAGCAGCATCATTATCTAATTGATACTTGTATACCATCATAGTCATAGTTGTAGTCTTAGAGTTCTTGATAATATGGTCTGCAAATTTCTTATCTATGTGTAAATTCATAGTAGCAATAGGCATATTATATTTATCATACTCTTTATAGATAGTTAAACTTTTTATATTCTTTTGATCTATCTTATTCTTATCCTTATAATCTGGATGGTTATAATACAGATCAATATAGTATTCGTATTTAAGTTGCGGCATTTCATACACCTCCAGTTATCAAGATGTTCAAAATAGCCCATTTTAACAAAAAAAAATAATCCCATAGGAGATTGACTCCTATGGGACTAATTCTAGATTCTATCCAAGTCTATTGGATTTCCTTTGAAGTATTTTTCATTTAATAACTTAACCATATCTGGATCTTGTAAGTTTACATCCCAAGATCTATCTAGATAGTTATTAGACATTCGATATAACTCTGTTTGATATACTAAGTCTACAGCTTTATATCTATTAGCTAACTCTGTAGCTCTATCTTTATCTAATAAATTTATCATTTCCATATACTCTGGAGAGATATAAGAGTTTGGTATCATATGTCTATCTATAGCACTATTCAATGTAGTTAAGACTGTACTTACATTATTCATAGAATATAGATCTCTATGCTCATTACGAGTCATAGCCATGAATAAACCAAATAGCTGTGGATTAATAGATAAACACTTCTTGATTGTATTATCAGATAACTTCTGTTTAGATAGCAATTCAATTAATGCATTACCTTTATCTACAACTCTATATCTAATACCACCTTCTACCCATGTATGATCAATCACCACAGTTTGAGCTTCAGCAAATACTGGAACTGCATACTGTAGAGTACTAGTAGATATAATAATATTAGGTGTATTATCTTTTCTATCTAAGATAGTAGAGTATATCATAACTGAAGTCTCATAAGGTCCTTCAATGTAATAAATATCTGGGAGATATTTACAGAGCTCTTTTAAGATAGCACAGTTTTGTACCATGAATGTAGTAATCATATTAGCCAGAACCATCTTATCTACGTTAGTATGATTATACTCTGGATAAAATTTCTCATTCATTAACATCGGACCAGATGTTTGCATTAGATAAATACGTGTATGAACTCCATAATATTTCTTATAGAATGCTCTGTAATGAATACACATATTTACAACTGCGGCAGCAACAGATGATCTATTACCCACAGCTACATCGGATCTATACATCTTTCTAAATAGTTGATATAGATCGATATAGATATTTAATACATTCGCATCGCTACCAGCAAATACTACATTAGTTATCTCAGCTAATGTCTCATATCTAATATAGTTAGCTACAACTATACTTTCAGCACTAGCTGTTCTATATCTTCCTCTAAAGTTATTTTCCATTATGAATTACCACAATTCTTACAATGAATACTTCTTTTCAATTTACTAAAACATTCATCACAAATACCACTAAACATGATCTTGGATGGATGTCCTTGAGATTTACCACAGAATACACAGTGGAATGGTAATTCCTCTGCTTTTCTAATACGAGCTAAACAGCTATCACAAAACATGATCTTCATATCACGTACATCACGCTGTTCAATCTTATGACATGATTGACATTCAAAATCCCAATGATCTACAAACTGAGGTTTCTCATTTACAAATACGCATGTCTCATAAATACATCTACCATTAGCATTACGGTAAACGCATGTAGTTCTTTGACATTCTTCAAACTGCTCAAAAGGCGGTTGCGTCTTATTCTTAATTTCTTCCTGATTGGATGGTGTTAATTGAGATGGCATAATTCAATCCTCCTATTAAATAACTATATTACATATCAAAGTTATAATATATCACTTCAACTTATTAAAGTCAAAGTAAGTTACATTAGATGAATCTAAGTCTTGCTTATTCAACTTATTAACTGTAGAAGTATATTGAGTTCTATTGTAAAGCATATTCATATATTTAAGATGAACTTCCACTCTAGGCTTAATAGAATAATACTTTCTTACAGTACCATCTATAACCAGAGTATCGTCTAACCATATATTGGAGTTAAACATATCAGAATACTTCTTACCAATATTATCCCAGTCTGGTTTATTAGTTGGTCTAATTAAACCAATCTCTGCTAGGAAAGTATCTACAGTATTGAATGAGGATGGTGTCTTAACGAATGCATTAAATTCTACATCACATGGAGTATATAGCATTTGCTGTACTTGATTAAGTTCGCCACTATCTAATAATCGTTTCATGAACACATTATCTTCTTTACCAGTGATAGAGTATACATGAACGAATTGGGAATTAGCCATAGCCATATTGGCTAAGTTATATCTATTAACTATTCTAAACCGAGGACGTGGAGATCCTTCAGGTTCTTCAAATAGGACTACTTTAATATCTACAAAGTCTAATGTATTTAACATTAGATCTCGTTTAGCTAGAATCTCTTGCTGTTTAGCAGGAGTTAATTTATATTTCTCATACATCCATTCTAATCGTTCTTGGAAGCCTTCTGGTATATTACCATACTTCTCTTCGTATTCATAGAATTTCTGTTTACGGTTTTTCATAAGATCACCTCAAAAATAAAGACTTAAGGTACTTAAAGTACCTTAAGTCAATGTTTTGATTAGTATATAAATTTAGCCTTTACCGAATACACGGTTAGTGATAATATTAGCAATACTATTACTGATCTTAGTTTGAATGGAGTTAGGGAAGTTAACAATAGTTTGCTCTTTCAATGCTAAGAATAAACGAGCAGTACGGATAATATCAGGTTCATTAGTATTTACACCAGCCATATTAGCTAGGTAAGTAATCAACCCAACATTACCAAATGTTTGACTTGCACCTTTACCAAGGATACGTTCAGATGAGATAGAAAGTTTACTATACAAGTCTTTAATTTCTATACTTACATCTACAGTTGTAGGTAAACCATCAACTGTCCAACCACCTTCAGATCCTTTTTGGACTGACATAGACATTAGACCCATATCAATATTAAAGAATCCACGATAGAATGCTCTAACTAAGAATGGAGATACATATCCATTTGGTGATACTTGACGTGGTGCACACATAGCAATCAAATGCATCAATGGTACACCGATATTAATATACCAAGAACGTCTATCATAATCAGGAGATACTAGTTTAAGACTGATAGAGTAACTGCTGGAGTATGAAGAATCTGCCCATAGTTCTGGGAACTCTAATTTACCACCAGCAAATACTGTCTTAGCACCATTCATGATCATACCCATGAAACCTTTCATGGTTCCAAGACCACCAGTTTTAGTCATAGATTCAGTATTAGCTGCATTCTTATTAAGTTCTTTACCAGCAAATAAGTCTACATCAAATCCACTAATACCAGTCAAGAATTGTACTTCACGACCAATATCTGACATACTGTTGATCTTATCAGCTAAGATACTTCTTGCAGTATCATTACCGAAGTTTTCTGAGATTTGTGTTTCAGAGTTTAGATATAGACCTACACCGCCATAGTATGAATAGTTATGAGCAATTTGGTTCTTAGATCTATCAAACCAGTTAATATTCCCGATAGGTTCACCATTGTATAATTCATTATTAATATTCAAGAATACTGATAATGCAGTACACATGGAGTTTACGTATCTATAATAGTCTTCAGCTTCAAATTGTAGAGTATAATATCTCATTTCATTCTCAGAAGAGTTAACCATACTGTCAATAGACTGACCGCTAACTGCACCAAGTAATGAATTCAATACACTCTTACGTTTCTCATCACCATAACCAGCCATGAAATCTGGTATACCTGGAGTAAGAACTAATAGAGGCATCTTAGATAGAATCTTCTCATGGAATTTTCTACCAAATCCACCAAGAGCTGGTATACGATTATCTACGTTTTCCATCCATTGGTATGGCATACCCATAACAGTAGATAGTTCACGTTCAGTAAATCTAAGACCATTACCTGTTTTAGTACCATATACATATGATGCATTAGTACCAGTTACAATCTCAGCATAGAGACTATCAGCTCTACGTCTAGATTCCTCTTGAGCTTTCTTATATTTAGCTGGGTCTACACCAACCATTTGTAAGAATGAATCTTTAATACCAGATAATGCACTGTCAGGATCATTAGGCTTACTAGCTTTAGGATCTTGCTTAGCTTTATCTTTAGCTTCCTTAGTATTCTTATCAGTCTCACTTTTACCTTTACCATCATCTCCACTAGGTTGTGGTTGAGGATTTGGTGTAGTTGGTTGAGTCTGATCATATACATATGGATCATCAAATATTGCAGGATTATCAAAAGGATTTGCCACTTTAAAATATTTTGTAAGGGGCAGTGCAGCTTCCCCTTCTATTTTCCCAAGTCTGGATTCAAAGTTCCTTCAGAGAAGAAGAATCCATCAGATTTTTGGACCATTTTCAAATCTTTACGCCATACCCAAGTTTGAATACCTTTTGGGTAACCAAGTAAAGCTAATTGTTTGGAAGAATCTAGTAATGCTACAATATGAGTTGCAGGTTCATAGTCTTTATCATCCAATGGACGACCATAAGCATCTAATGCACCTTTTCTAAGCATTACTACATCACCATATTTTGTTTTTTCATCAGCTGCTGGATAATCTTCAAAGCCTTTATATTCTTCAAAGTAGTTAGTAGAGCCAAGCATAGATACACGACGTACATAACCACGTTCAAATTTAATCCAGATATTATCAGTTAGAGTTGGTTTACTACCATCACGATGGTAAATAAATCCAGGTACGATATAGTCAGCATGTACTACTTGACCTTTACGGCATACACCAACTACTTGAGAGTAGTCATCTGGGTATTTACGGATATATGTAGGTACGTTGCTAACGTGTTGGTAATTTTTATTAGTAATCATAGTAGACTGAGGGTTATTCTCTTTAGCCATATGATATATCCTCCTTTAAATTAAATAAAATTGTATTTAATAATGTGTTAAGGGATCCTACGAATTAGGATCCCATTTAACACCCATAATATCCTTAACATGACGATCTAATTCAATCAATACTTTATTTATGGATCCGTGAGTTAATACGGAAGTTACCATACGAGCATTGATAGACCCGACTGGAAGGAAACTATGTACTTTTTCATCTGGTCGATATTCAGAGTAAGGTTCTTTACCTTCAGGGAAGATTTCTTTTACTACACCTTTAAGGGCAGAGAAGTATACTAGTTTATCACCAACAGACATTTTATCATAATATTTGATATAGAATTCAACTAAGACTTTACCTTCACAGTGTTTTAGTTTACCCACAGGAGGTAATACACCAGAAGTGCCATATTGAGATCCATCGATACCAAGTTTACCTAACTTAGACTTCATCTTATCTACTGGACCATTATATTTATTAACAAATGATGCCAAGGATTTAGACATTTCAGAAGTTGGAATAGTAGAATATACTTTAATATCTTGAAGTTTACCAGTTACTTTAGATTTAACTTTAATCTTACCGATTTCATCCATTAATTCTTTAGAGTCACTACCAGCATTCTTTTGTACCATCTTATTGATGATATCAGTTGCGTCTTGATCTTCTAATGCTGCACGGTAAGACATGATAACTTCACCTTCATGGAGTTGTTTACCAACTTCAACACATTGTATATCAATATCTTTAGCATCCATCAATACATCAACTTGTAATACGATTTCAGATGCCATCTTTTCAGATAAACTTTGAGAGATAATAGCACTATCTTCGAAGCCTTTATCTGTATGCATAATAGCAATCTTAGTTAAGGTACCAATATTATAAGCTAGGTTACCAACACCAACCGTATCAGAATAGCTAGATTTATCATAAGCTACAATATCTCCAGCTTTAATGGAATCACCTTTCTTATAATTCTTAAATGTATCTAATTTGATTGTAATAAAGAAACCGCCATCGGAGTTCTTTTCTACTTTCTCCCGTAAATCAATAAATTCTTTCTCTTTCGGGTTAGATTTATTAGCAATGATCATATAATCATTAGTAATTTCTTCAACTACAGCATTCCATTTAGCTTTATGAGCAAATGTATCAGAAGTCAAGTATGGTAATGCTTGGTCTGCACCATTAGATACTAATAAAGGATCTTGCTCTGTGGTTCTCATACCATGCTTAGACGTTTGGATAAATGTCATAGCTGTACGGAATGGGTCATCTCTTGTAGTACCAAATGGAGTTAATGCTTCAGTGATAGATAATGTATTAGCATCAGACATTCTATCTAGTTCACCACCAGATTTGATATAACCTTTAGTGGATTCAATACCCATATTGATGGTAGACTGACGGTTAATACCTACAGTAGCAGAGAAACCTGTAGACATAGATAACTTATTAATCATTGTCTTATCGTAAGTACGTTTATCTAGAGAATAACTTCTATCAGAGTTCATACCAGATAAGCCTTTGAATGTAACTGTATTAGCAGATTCTAATTCCAATAATGGAGATAACTTAGATAGGTCACTTGTAGTTACATCAGATAATGCCATATCGATAACTGCAGATTGCTTCATAGTCATCTTAGCATCTTTACGATTGTTTTTGATTTCTCGTAAATACATACCATAGCTAGTTGCTAATGCTTTATATAAGAAATGAACCAAACGTTCATTAGTACGGAAACGGTTACCAGTAATATCAGTATGACGATTGAATTTATTAGTAGTTAATAGGCTACTAGCATATGCTAATACTTCAATATAGTCTGTAGGAAGTTTATAAGTCTTACATACTTCTACAGTGATAGGATCCATCATTAAGTTAGCAAATGAATCTAAGCCATCCGCTCTATTACGACCACCAAAGTCATCTAATACATCTAACCACATAGCTTTTGTATCAATATCAGTCAAAGAGTATTCTTGAGTATTAATTACTGCTAAACCATTTACTAGTAATGCCGCATCAGGTGCATAGTTATCATTGAAAGATAAGAAACCATCATTAAATCTAAAGTAGTTTTTAGTTTCAGTAGGACGTTTCTCACTTAGATTATATTCTACACCAGCTGCATTTAAAGCACCAGTTAATCCCGCAGTGTATGCCATAACTACAATAAGAGGAATCTTACTATTCAAGATACTAGCTTGAGAATAAGTCATTCTAGCACCAGGCTTCATAAATGTATAAGCATATTCATGTATACCTAAATGGTTTATTAAAGCTGAGGATATACCAGTCTCTGGTACTGTAATAGCTTGATTATCTTTAGTAATACCAATAACCATAAATCCTTGATCGGATTCTACTTTAACTTTCTTCTCTTCAAGTTTATGGATAAGTTCATCTCTATTGAAGTAATATACCCTACCATCACTAGTAGTTACTTTATTAAAGATTTTAGATAGTTCTACATATTCTGCAGGTAATTCATATTTAGCAGAGATCTTAGCATTATTACCTAAGTCAATCTTAGATGGACTAGCTACTGCATCACCATCTTTTACATCAAGCTTATAGTTGTTTTCTTTAAGCTTAGTTAAAGCTCTAATTAAAGCATTAGTAGATTGATTGATCTTACCAACTTGACCATATCTAGTAATGAAGATCTTGTTGTAGTTAGATACTACTTGAACTGTATCTTCATCAGTCTTAATGATAGGTAAGTTAATCAACTGACCAGGAATGATCTTATCATTACCACGTAAACGTAAGAAACGTTTATTGATAATCTTAGGCATATCAAAACGTAATGTATGTCGTTTACCTAAAGAGTCTTCTAAGTGAACTGTATAAGTTAAGATAGAATCTTCAGATGTAGATCTATCTTCTACAGATACATCAATTACACTCATTGGGATATCTTTATTCTGAGATAAAGAATGTAAGCATTTCATAATATCAGCATCGATATTATAGTCAGCTTCAAAGTTAGGTTTCTTTAAGTTAGCCCATTCATCATCAATGGTTTCAACTTTATTAGATAAATTGGTTGCTTGTAATGGAGTATCTTCAATTGCAACTAACTCAGCAATAGTAGAGTTAGCAATCTTTTCTTTTAAGAATTTATCATTAAGATCATCCATACGAGCTTTACGAGTAGCAGAGATTTTAAATGTATCATCTTGGTCATTCTTGGCTTGTAAGATTAACTCTTTTAAGTCTACAGAATTATCCATTTCTTTCTCTGCTTCTTCAGCATTCTTAGTATAGTTTACAATATCCTCAACTGATTGATTAATCTTTTCTTCTGTAGGTTTCTCAATCTTAGTTGGATCTATAACTTGATCTGCACCAGTGATACCTTTAGCGACAATCAACTTAGGTTCATCATGCAATTCAGCTTTAATTGGTACAGTAGGATCTACTTCACGAACACGACTGATATTATTAACTTCAATACCAGTTAAGTCTTCGATCTTGCCAATAAGTCTAGTCTTAATATCTTCTTTATCTTCAGGAACGTTATCTTCTACGATATCGTTATTTCTGATCTTTAAGATATTAGTCTTGAATAGATTTAGATTCTTCATATCTAAATCTTCCATCTTCATTTTAAACCAGCTATCATGACCAATAAAGATAAAGTCAATACCATTTAACTTATCTAGGTTCTCTTTAGGTTTCTTAAAGAGTCTAACTATCATGGAGAATGGATTGATAGATTTACTGAATTCAAATAAAGCAGTAGTTGGGATATCACTAGCCCATTCATTTACTGGAATTAGTACAGTCTTTCTTGTATATCCATTATAGTTAGGATTATTAATGAATCGATCAAATAAAGCATATAGTAAGTCTATAGCTTTATCTCTATTATAAGTCTCACTCATAGTGAAGATCTTATTATAGATATGATTATCGACATAGATATTCTTATTCTTATACTTGTCAATAGTTGGGTAAGTATACTTGATATACTTACACTCATCTTTGATTCGATTTACTCTAAGTTTAACTTCCTTAAAGTTACGTAGTCTTTCACGATATAAGATTCTTCTTAATCGTACATCAAGTACTCCCTCAGGAGTAGCTTCAGAGAAGAAAAATAAGTTTTCAGAATCTTCAAAGTGAGATTCTGTCATTATAGGATTATTACCATAAGCCTTAGAGTTGTATACATCATCAACGTCTAAGTCTTTATTTATAATTCTACTAGGTTTAAGTAAATACATAGCATTCCATTCAAGGAAGTATGAATTAAACATATTTAGATTACTAATAAGCTTATGCTCTATCAATTGTTTAGATTGCTCTAAGCTTTTAGTCATTAAGAAAATAGCACTACCATGTCGTTTATCTTTCACATTGAAAGGAGTAAAGAATGGTGTCTTAAGTAGTCTGAAAGGTTTAACCTTATCTATATTAATAGGCATTGTAGTACCTCCTTCACTTATTCTATTGTTAAAATCATAGCACTTAACTTCATTTTTCATTTAAAACTCATATAACAATTAAGTAGTAAGGTTAACCTATTATAAAGACACGCCAAAAAGTAATAACGTAATTCAAGATAACTATTGGTATCTTTGTTATGTATAGACTCCAAATTATTATTAAACACAGAGTTTTGTTACTCCTGAATAATTAATGTTAAGACAATGACTATAATGAAATATTAATTTCTAACTGCAAAACTATAAATCTTTTACACTTTTAGGTCTATACTTAAATTGATATTGATATATACTTGATCCATGATAAGGGGCGATTAATATTATAAGAAGATTCAATCTTACCATTCTTTACAGAGTTATTCATATTATAACTTGGTATATTGCTAATATATACTAAACCGTCAAAATTCGTAAAACCCCAAATACGAATCACGCTTTAAAGAGAGCAAAGCAATTTTGTATTCTTCTCGAAAGAATAATCCCTAAAAAACAGACAAATGCAATCATAATACCCGTAGACTCCCACAGTCTACGGGTGTTTCGTCTGTCAAATTCTACCCTATCCTGTACATATAGGTACGGAGGATTAATATAAATGGATAAAAAAGACTTTATAGTTGAGTTATCTAAGATGACTCATAAAGAACTTAATGATTTTATTAAATCTAAAGGCAAGATCAAGCTAGTAGAAGCTATTATCGAGAACGCTAAATCGTTCGACTAATTCATTATTAATACCCTAGTGTATTAAAATATAACACATGCAACACAAATGTAATCGAATTCCATTATTTATTAGGAGGATTGAATCATGGAAAAAGAAAAAACAGTTCTTGCGTTGATTAAAGACGTACAAGACAACTTAACAAACGCATCTGCATCCCACAAAGATGAAGTTCGTATTATGCAAGCATTCTTAAACGATACTTCTTATGAAGTAGGTGTTTATGACAAAACTGGTAAAGTTGGTACAGTTGCACCAGCTAAAGAATTCCGTAGCGTTATTTCCAATGCTATCGTGGCTACAACTAAAATTAGCAAAGAAGAAGCTGATTCCTTGGTTGCTGGTTATGAAGCTAAAAAATCTGATGCGGAAAGTATGTTGACAGTATCCAAAGAATTCTTAAATACATACTTACAGACCAACCGCAAAATTGGTCTTGGTGGACGAGAAAAATCTAACGTATCTTTGATCAAAAAAGAAATCAAAGAATCTACACGTTCTTACCCTAAACAAGTTGGTGTAGATGCTGCTGGCAAACCTATCTATGAAAAAGCTGAAGTTAAGGTTAGTCCATACGATTCTATTAAGGTTTCTAGTCCTTGCCCAGCATGGATTAAGAAATAAATTCTATATATCTCACTATATAGGTCATATTTCAATCTCACAAGTAAGATATTCCCTAAGGTGGTTCAACTACCTTAGGGGTATTTTACTATTTCTGGTACATTATAATGAGATGCTTTAGACATATTTTGCTTTTTAACAACATGGATACATATAATTGTAGGATGAATGATATTTTAGCTTTCCAACTACATACATCCTATCTTTATATTCAATCCAAACTAATACAGTATTCCCTAAGGGCTTTAATAGTCCTTAGGGGTATTGTATTGTCAAACATATAGGTAGTGTACGTGTTGCTAAAGTACACATGTGTTTCATTACAAAATTCCTCACAATCCAATGCATATATCTGCCCAAGGGTCTTAGATGATCCTTGGGCGGTATATGTTGTCATTTTGAACATTAGGATAATCTTAAAAGAAAGGAGGACCTTATATTGGGACTCAAGATCACAAACTATCTTAAGAACCTTGGTAAGTCAGTACAATATGCTGCTGCTAAAGGTTTTAAAGAAAATTATGAGACTACATATAAAACGTTTGATCAGGATGGTACCGCTACTAAAGAAACTGTAAGTGCTATCGTTAACTATAGACAGACTTTCAAAAAAGCTCAAGAATATTTAATGAAAAGTACTGCATATGAAGCGTCTAATCTAGCCTTCAAAAGTGCCAAAGAAGATTTAAAATCTGGTAAACTCTGGAATCAAGACAGAGAAGATAAAATCATGTTTGGTGGTGGCGATGATGATTTTGATTGGAACTTTGATGAAGATGTAAGTGGCGATGATAGTGATACTAGTCTAGATATTACCACTGGTGATAAGGCTATAGCTAAAACTGTACATGATGCATCTCGTGCTAGTGCAGATCAAATCTCTGGTACCATTATGAGTGCAGCCAAGTATAATGCAGACGTAACTAAACAGACTGCATCATTCATGTTTGCACAACAAGAACGTTTATTTGGTAACTTAAATAACTCCATCATGGGTCTTGGTACTACAATGGGCAATATGCAAAACTTCATGACTACAAACATGCAGACGCATATTGAAAACTCAACCAAGTACTTTGAAGAGTCGACTAAATATCAACGTGAAAACAATGCTATCTTGAAAGAACTCCTTGATATGGAACGTGAACGTTTCAAAGATTGGAATATCTCAAGAGAAGCAGAGAAGAAACGTCAAGGTAAAGCTCTTAAACAAGATATCACCGATATTCTTTCTGGTGGCGTAATGGACTGGGGTGCTTATGGTAAGCATGTCAGAAAAGGATTTGTCGATCAGGCTGAGAATTTAGGTCTTGGTATGATGAGCAAAGAAATGATCATGGGTTTAGCTGCTAATCCAATGCAGTTTATCCCAGCATATCTTGTTCAACAAGCTATGGGTAAACCATTAGAAAAAGCTATTGGCGGATTCAATAAGACTCTAACTGGTTTATTTAATCAAATCAATGCCGATCTACTACGTGCCAAAGATAAAGATGGTGTAGGTGGTATCTTAGCTAGTATCTTTAGTGTCAAAGTAGCTAACAAAGATAAGATTGATACTAGTAACTATATTAAAGGTCAAGTACCTTTCGATGGTATGACTCGTAAGTCTATCGTTGAAGTTATCCCAGCTTACTTAGCACGCATCGAATCACTCTTGGGTGGTGAAGAACGTGTATATGATTTTAATAAGGGCAAATTCTCTTCTATGAAGATTCTCGAAAGAGAGAAGAAGAGAAAAGATCAATCTTATAAAGATAGAGCTGGTTCTGGTATTAGAAATGCTTTACAATCAGACTTAAAACAATTAGCAAAAGCTAAAGGTCTTTCTGCTAATGAGTTAAAACGTCTAACTGAAAAGATTCCTGATATTGAAGATATCTTATGGGAAAGCCGTGGATCATGGGATGCTGTAATGGAACGTTACGGTGATGATCAATTTGGTAAAATCTTAAAATATCTTCGTACTGCTCAAGGGTCTAGGACACGTAAAGAAAGTAAGACATTAGCAGCTGAATATGCAGATAGCCATCGTGCTAAAGATAATGATTATGATCGTGAAGAGAAAGCTGGTTGGTCTTCTGAGGCTATGCTTTCTAATCGTAGCAAAAACAAAGGTGCTACTAGAAATCTTATCGCTGAGAATAATGATTTGATGGCTAAGAAGATGGATGAACAACAATCTATCTTTAAAGCAATGCTTTCTGAACTTTACTTGATTCGTACTAGTGGATTACGTAAAGGTAAAAACTTAGGTCTTAAGAATAGACTTAATAGTATGGCTATTCCTGACTATATTGATAATGATTATATTAAATATAGTGTCTTAAAGGAGAACCGTGCTGTAACTAATGAAGAAGCTTTAGCTCGTGCTGATCGCAATAAGTATAAAGCTGCTCCAATAGATCCTAACGATCAAGGTAAGACCATTGATGATTTGGATGTAAATAAACTTGGCAATGTCTTCTCTAAAGATAAAGGCAAGTTTGATGACGTTACTGGTGCTAAAGGCATTAAGGGTAAAGGCAAAGCTGCATTAAGCAATTGGTCTACTATTCTTAGAAATCCTAGATTATTTGCTGCTGAAGTTATTACTAAAGTAGATGACAGTTTATACCAATTCTTCTTTGACCATGAAACTGGTGAGAAGGATGCAGAAGGCAATCAAATCCGTGGCTTCTATGATAAGATGGCTTTTGAATTAAAGACAACTTTCAGTAAAGTCAGAGATTGGTTAGATAAGAAATTATGGGAACCTATCGTAAAGAAAGGCTGGGGTAAAGTACCTAAGCCTATTATGGCTGCTCCATCATCTTTCAATACTGGTTTAGAAGCTGCTGCTAAGCAAATCATGTATGGCTTTAAACCTCAAAAGGTTAAAATGCCTAAAGGTGCTAAATCTTCTGATGGGACTGCATTAGAACGTTTAGCTAGAGGTGTATTCTCTAATGGATATGCTTTTGGTTCTCTATCTGTACCAGAGACTGCTTTAACTACTGTATCTAAAGGGGAATTAATTATTCCATCTGAATTGAATCCATTCAATCCAGACTTAGATAAAGCTAATAGTAGAAAAGATAAACAAGATGAGTTAAGATTAAAAAATAAGATCTTCTCTCATGCTGAAGGCGGTAACCAACTCCAAGGTAAAAACTTCCTTCAAACTGTTAAGGATAAACTTCCTAACGGAATGGTTCAAGGTAATACTATACGTGAAGTTGTAGGTAGTGCTTTAGAATTTGCTGTTGGTAAAATGGCTGGTAAAGTCGAATCTACTGATGGTAGTGCTCTTGGTCAAGTAGCCAACGCTACAGTATCTAGTGCTTGGGAAACAGGCTTAGATAAATTTGAAGATTATGCTAAGACTTTAGATCCAGAAGTATCTAAGTCTCTTACTAGTGATATTGCTAAACTTAGAGGTAATACTGCTAAGTTTGCAGGTCGTACAGGTGTAATGGCAGGGGCAGGGGGTTTAGGAGCAAATGCAATATTCGGGCCTGGT